CGTCCCATAAAATTTATACTGATTGACTACAGCCATTATTCAACAAAGAAGCTTTTGGCTTCTATCTCCTGTTTAAGTTCCTCCTGGAACGTCGTGTTCAGTTTTTGCAGCACGGCATCCAGATCCCTGATCAGAGACTGTGCTATTTGAGTGTCGTATTCCTTTGATGCTCTTGTTAATACCTGTACTATCTTTGCCATAACGATACTAAGCCTCCTTGTGCAAATGGACTAGATCTCCATCCCGAACTTGATCTTGTTTCTGTGTGGCCATAATCTCTTCCTTCTCCTCGAGCTACTCTTTCCGCAGCTCCTCTATTTGCCTGAGCAGTTACTCTGGCTTGAAGTCGTTGACGTTCAGCATCAGCCACTTGTTGTCGCATGGCTGCTTTTTTCTTTGCAAGATTTTTAGCTCGTACACGATCAGCTATTAATCCTATTCCTTCACTTTGAACTTTAGCTTTCATCCATTTCATTAACATAGGAGGAAGGCTAAATGGAAGGATGCTTGTTTTTTGAACTCTTTGATCAGGAACAATGGTGCCTTTTTCAGGTTTTTGATTAACAAGATTAAAGTTATTCATAAAATTTTGATACTCATTCATATCAAATCCTTGTCTTCTTAAACCTACTTTATTTAAACGAGCTTCTTCGTCGGCTCGCGTCATAGCTTTATTCCAATCTCCTCCAGTACTTAAAGCTCTCCATCCTTCACTACCTGTTTGATACGTATTGGCTAACCAATCTGCTACGCCTAACGGAACATTAGGAAAATTCTCTCTAAAATTAAAACCTGCTTTTGCATGATAGTCTGGCTCTCCGCTTATCTTCATTTGTTGACTAGCTAAAGCATGTTCATCCCATCCAGGAATAAAACCAAGAGGAGTACCTCCCTTATAAAAAGATAATCTGGCAATTCCTCCACTATTTTTATCAATTCGACCACCATATTTATCACTCCAGTCACGAGCAATCTCTGGCTCGTTGGCCCATAAATATTTACGTTGTTTTTCTGATTGAAAAGGCATTATCTTCTTCCGCTCGCTTGTACGTCCAGCCTGAAGGTTCCAATCTTCCAGTCCTGGGAAACTCCCGTATTCTCAACTTTAAGGGCTACGGATCGTGCCCGAGCTCTGGTATCTACTTTCGTGGTTGAAGAACTAATGGTAAACGGTCCAAGAGACGAACCTGTTTGTGATTCATTGGGATAATTTCTTAAATTTAAAGTGACCTGAGTGTTTCCCGTTTGCGTTAGGAAATCGGGAATGAACCGTTTAATGCTCATTAGAAACTCACCGTCGCCTCTGAAGGTGACACCTTGTCGTTCATCCTGGGTAATATCATAATCACCCGATTCAATATTAGCAGCAATAGCGGACGTTACCCCTCGTTTGACTTGATCGTTTCCTGTTTCCTGCTCGTAAAAAGTTGTAATGCCATCCGTGTTCCCTACGACATCGTAAGAAGTATCGGTATCAGCATCATAATGCGTTGCATAAGGCTTGCCGAAGACAGCCGAATCGGACCAGGTCGTTCGGTTTAAACTTCCTGTGGTCCAGATAGGACGTTGCGGGGAGGAATCAATATAGTTATATGTAACCATTCGGTCAATGACATTTGAGCCATTAGTACAATAAAACCAGATGACTTCTCCAAAAAGATTATTCAAACCGGCATTAATAAGTTGGTTGGACGTAGTATTAATATCATCGTAAACATAGTCTTCCACCAGACAGATCATAGATTCCAGTTTACCCGTGTACCTGAAGAAACCATTTTCCGACATCCAGTAAGCCGAACCATCGACTTCCAAAGCGGCGTTCATACCGATAAGTCCGCAATTCGTTCCTACCTGTTCGAAAGCAAACGTAAAAGGTTGACCCACAAATCTCATGATAAAGAGTGCGGTATCGGTCCAGATATAAATTGCATTACGACCTCTTAAACTTCCCATGATTTTTGATCCATCGGCGAGTCTTTGTGTACCCGCGGTGTTGATTGCCGTTGGAGCATAGGTATTCAGATCTTCCTGATCGGACCATCGAATATACATATCATCCTGGGTTGATGATGTTCCAATCGTTGTCTCTGTACCTAAAAAGACAATGTGTCTATCGGGTGCTGAAATAAGCATATCACGTGAAGCCGTGGGGGCTCCTGAAAGAATAGTAGCACGTATCGCAGTGGCGTTTGTTGTTGCTGAATCCCATTCAAAACATTCAGCGTTATAAATTAAAGCAATCAGTTTAGTTCCGTAATTATCCAAGGACCAAAGTCCAGGTTCAAAGACTTTATCTCCTGAAGCCGCTTGACCCCATCCTACATAGTCGGTTGCATTACTCACTGTCGCTCCATCTGCATGAATGGCGACACTCGTGCCTTGGGTAGCTCGTGTAACGCCTGTTAAAGTATTGGTGCTAATTCCTGTATAACTAATAAGTTCAGTACCTACTAAAATATAAGAGGTTCCAGACGTTGGAAAAGCCGAGGCATCCGTTAATACCACGGTCGTATCGCTAGCATCCGCGGTCAAAGCTCCATTTAAGGTAGTCGTAGCTTCACCGGCCACTTCACCACTCCATTGGCCAATACCCCAGCCGTAAGCCCCGAGTTGTTGTGCGGGTCCTACGGGATAATAATGTTGAACTCGAATACCCCCCGATAAAGTGGCACCCGATCCTGTTTCAGTTGAAGACATCGTGATGGTAAGTTGAGTAGAACTATCGATACTGGTTACCATAAATTTGATGTCATTAAAGTCGGCCGCCACATAATTGGAGTTCGTAATGGTCGTAAAACTGTCGAGATAGATAATATCACCAGCACTAATATTATGAGAACTACCAAAAGTTATTTTAACTGCAGCCGATCCATTGGTTGTGGTAAACGTATTAGTTAAGGTGCTGGTAGTTTTAATAGGATGAATGTCGTAGAAAATACCCCCTGAATAAACATAGAGAATACGATTAGTGCCAAGGGCTGCGTACTTGGTTCCTGCATCATCAATAAAATGGTGTTGAGCACGGGTAACTCCCGTTAAAGAACTCTCTCCCAGTTCTGACCAACCCCCTATTTTTTCAGGTGTTTCATAACGAAAACGTACATAATCGCCCCCAATCCATTGCCCTTCAGCAGTGGTGGCGGTTATTTGTTTATTGAATCCAGGTAAAAAATTTATCTTTTGTAGCATAGAAAATCCGTTTCTATTACAAATATACTATATTTTTGAGGATATCAACTAATTGTGAAATTGTTGAGGATCACGAAGTTGGCCATACTTTGGAATCCCTAAGATAGGCCGCTCATCTTGAAAATGAGTGATACCCAAGGGGCCATTTACATTATTATAATGAAGAAAAAGTTGCGCGCAAAGTTTACCTTCAAACTTTTCTCTCCAATGTTCAAGATCACAACCTGCATAGATCATCATGTCACCAGGTTTTAAATCTACTCGTACCCCCGTAGGAGCATTAGGTTTGACCTCACATTCTTCTCCTTTCTTACTGTACCATGACTTAATAACCGATTTAGTTCCTGTTGGATCAATATAAAGAGGCCACGGATCTCCTCCTAAATTAATGGTTGTTGAAACTTCACAACTCTCACGATCGCTATGTCTCCATAAAACATTCCCTTGCGTATAAATCCGTGCATAAGTAAAAGTAGGTACAAGTTTCAATCCTGTTTTTTGTTCCATCAAAGGACGAGCGTATTGAAGTAAAGTATCCATTACCCAGTCTCCATATTTAGAATAACAACCTGGAACCTGTTTATCATCAAAGCTTCCAATAAGAGGATTAAACGAATTAATTTTATTTTCTTTAAGCAAATATGCAACGGCGTCGCGCTGCATTAAAAAATAATTAAAAATAAAATTAATGAGACCGTTAGGAAAAGGTTGGCGGACCACTTCATATTTTTTGTTTTTATACATAATGTTCTTTCACCGTGGGAAAATAAGGAGGCATCACTTGATCAATAATGCCTTTTTTGGTTCGTCTAATTTGAAGTTGCTTAGGTAAATAAAATAAAGCCCTAATCTCATCGTCTGTTGTTAATACTTTTCCTTCCAGAGGAAACTCTTCCGCTTTAAAGTGTGTAACCACAGCGGGTATAGTTTGAATCTCTAGTTCTTTAGCAATGACCATACGATTATTTCCTACAATAATTTTTAATTTATCTCCATATCGCTCGCTATGATACCATATATAAACTGGATCCTTAAATCCATACTTGGTCATGGAAGCCTTTAAGGCATCATGAAAGGATTGTTCCTGTCCGTTGATAAATTCAGCCCGGGTCAAATGAGAAATCTTTTCTCTGGGTAATTGTGTATAAATAGTTTGAATCATTTGTTGACCTGAATAAAATTAAATGAAACCGATACACGCCAACCCGTTTCTCCTTTTTCTTTGGATCCATTCATTTCGACACCATGCGGCAACCATGCTGGAAACATAATCATTTGTCCTTCGATCGCAGGATAAAGCACCGCGCGCCAAAGAGCTCTGGGTATTCCTTTAACTCTTCGAGGTAGCATAATATTGGGACCTGGACGAGGATCTTCAACAAATAAACTACCAGAATTCTTGGGAACTTTCACATAGTAGACACCCGACCATTGAGAATTAGGATGTATATGTTGCTTGTTATAGGAGCCTGGATAATTAATATTCGCCCACATATTACCTAATCCAGGTTTAGGTTCCATGCCATAATCTTTAAAAATTTCATATTGCATCGCAAACAGTTCATCAGTTAAAATGTCATATTCCTTTTTCTTATTCATGTCCGTTGGACTGTGCCATCCTCCACCAGCATTCGTTTTTGTTTCACTCTTGTCTTTTTTACTCCAGGCTTTAATCAGGGGAAATAAATATTTATTTAGTTTTTGAGGATCCTTAACCATTTTAAAATACACAGGAGTCGGGAACAAAATTTCACGGTTCATTTTTATTCTCTTCTAAGAAAAATAGATAAAGTAAATCTATAAGCTGGACCAATATACGATTGAGGTCTTAAAGTATGAGGTGTACTTTGTGCATCAAAAATAATGAATCGCCCAGGTTTATAAGGGGAAGTATATATAACTTCTTTTTCATCCTTGTCCCAAAATAAGGTTTCTCCGCACCATTCAGGTTTCCAATCTAAGTTGATATAATAAAGAATGCCAATGCTACCTAGATGAACATGATTATAATGAATATCACCAGGCTTAGATAAATTTATCAGGGCTTTAGTGATAGATTTAAAATGAAAGTTTTTTTTAAATTTAGATTGCTTGAATATTTTTTCAATGAAAGGAAGAATATTCATTTTAGTTAAATCGTCTGGTGAATAAGAACTATGGAGACAGGGGAAAGCTTTTTTATCATATTCATCACGATCTTCCCACCCTATTTTATAAAGAGAATTTTGTGCACACATATAGAATGCACTACGTTCAGTAAAAGGAACAGTATCATCGTAAATTTCTATATTTTTCATTTAAATGGAGGTCCTCCAAACCACATCACTAATGAGCTTCTCATTCCTCGTGTCACTTTAGTTACACGATGTCTAATAAAACTAGCGAAAAAAATAGCTTGCCCTTGTTGAAGAGGAGGGGGTTTATTATGTTCTTTGAAAAATTCTAATTCTCCTCCGTCAAAATCGGAACGATTAGAAAGAAGAATGGTCATCGACACTTTGCGTACAGGAGTCTGGGATCCACCGCTTACATTCGCGTCCATGTGCCAATCATAAAAACCTCCTTTTTTATATTCTGTAAATTGCCCCTGTTCGGTGAGACACATTCCTTCAAAACCAAAATGATTACGATTAATAGCCATCATGGCCGTTTCAATTCGGTGATAAAAAGGAGTCATCTCCTTAAAAGGTATCCAACTAATAAGGGAGGTCCTATAGTTGGCTTTGTATAGTCCATGCTTTGTCGCGGCACCTACCTTTCCTGGTTGCTGGTTTCGTTGTCGTCCTAAATTGATAATGGTTTCACATTCTTGAGCACTAAATACAGGCCCAATTGTTGTAGCAAGAAAATTTTTCCATGAAGGTTCATAGATCATGATATATTCCTAGAAGCAACAGAATCATATTCAACATCCATATTA